ATAAAACATGAAGAAAAACAGAGCAAGGTTATCCATGAATTTTATTCAAGTATACGAGACAGCATGAAACATAAGGAGGCCATAAATGGCAGATGAAGAAAAGAAAGAAGAGAAAAAGGAACCAACTATCGACCCGGCAGAGTTCAAGGCATTGCAGGAAAGCATTGCTGCCCTTGAAGCCACAAACCGCGACCTGAAGAATGAGAAGGCCGAAGCAAAGAAGGCCGCTGACAAGGCCGCCGCCGATGCTGCCAAGAAGTCAGGCGATGTGGACGCGCTCGAAGCATCATGGCAGGAAAAGCTCGCTAACGAGACCAAGGCCCGCGATGAGACCATCAGCGAATATCAACAAATGGTCAAGCGTATGACAGTCGGCACCGAGGCGCAGAAGCTTGCTGCTGAATTGGCATTGCCTGGTAGCTCAGAGGCATTGCTCCCGCATATCGAACGGCGATTGACCGTGGACGTGAAAGAAGGGCATCCGATTGTTCGAGTGCTTGGCAATGATGGCAAGCCTTCCGCATTGTCTTTGGCTGACCTGAAAGCTGAGATCGAAGCAAACAAGGCATTCGCTCCGCTACTGGTCGGCTCGAAGGCTTCCGGTTCCGGTGATGTTGGCAAGAAAGGTGATGGCGGAAAGGGCAAGACAATCACCCGCACGCAGTTCGATGCGTTAGGCGCCAGTGATCGGATGGCATTTTTTAAGGATGGCGGAAAAGTAGTAGACGCCGCTTGACACAATAAGCAGCACTCGCTAGGGTGCGGAATATCGACTACCGATAGGCAGCAGCCTTTAGGTACTCCGGGCAGCAGCTCACTAGATCAATTCTAGGGGGCTGTTTCTTTTTGAGCCTCCATAAATCAAAGGAGGCCATAATGGCTGAAAATACAATTACCGCTATTCTGCCTGACATTTACGAGTCACTCGACGTTGTTAGTCGTGAGATTACGGGAATGATTCCAGCAGTTACACTATCCGCGAGCTCTGAGCGCGCGGAACTCAATCAAAACGTCGTTGTCGACGTGGAACCCGATGCACCGGCTGGCACCACGATTAGCCCGGCGATGGTGGTTCCCGATCCCACCGGCGAAACGTCCGGCTCTACCACGATCACCATCTCCAATTCCAAGGCGTACAGCTTCGGATTCAATGGTGAAGATCAGAAGGGCTTGAATACTGGACCCGGTTATCTTGGCGTTCGCGCTCAGAAGATCGCCCAGCGTGTACGGCGCTTGGTCAATGATGTGGAAACCGACCTGGCCGCTCTGCATGTAAATGCTTCCCGCGCTTATGGCACGGCTGGCACGACTCCGTTCGGTACTGCTGGCGACTTCTCTGACGCTTCATTTGCCAAGAAGATTTTGGTAGACAATGGCGCGCCTGAGTTCGACAACCATATCGTGATGAACACCGCTGCTGGAGCCACGATTCAGGGCAAGCAAGCGCAGGCGAATATCACCGGCACTGATTCACTTCAGCGTCAGGGCATTCTGCTTCCGCTGGCTGGTCTTGATCTGCGGCAGTCTGCGCAGATTGTGACTCACACGAAGGGTTCGGGTGCAGGCTATCTGGTAAACAACGCATCTGCCGCTATCGGTGACACCGTGATTCCTGCTGATACTGGCACGGGCACGATTCTGGCCGGTGACGTGGTGACGATTGCAGGCGATACCAATAAATATGTGGTTACGACCGCATTGGCGGGTGGCTCATTCACGATTGCCGAGCCGGGCTTGCGTGTTGCTGTTGCTAACAACGCTGCAATCACGGTTGTTGGTACTGCCGCGCATAACATGGTGTTCAATCGCTCTGCCATTGTCTTGGCTGCTCGTGCTCCGGCGCGTCCGCAGGAAGGCGACTTGGCTTCCGATGTGCAGATGGTGACAGACCCGCGTTCAGGGCTGGCCTTCGAGTTTGCCATGTACAAGGGCTACAGGAAGGTTCGTTACGAAGTTGCACTGGCTTGGGGGCAAGCTGTTATCGCTCCCCGCCACACAGCGTTACTGCTCGGTTAAGGGTTGCTTAACCTTGGGAGGCTTCTTCGGGAGCCTCTCACATTAAGCAATTCTCAAAGAATGCTTAAATCGAGAACAGGAGATTAAAAATGGCTGAAACATGCGAAACGATGGAAGTATTACGGAATGGCAACCCTTGCATTATCAATGTTGAAGATTTTGATTTAGATACTGATGAGAAATGCACTGAGCCAGATTTGAAACTTTCAATGGCGAATTCAAAAGAAGAATTGCAATCGGGATGTGTTGATCGTGGTTTAGAATTTGATGACAATGCCAAAAAAGCAGATTTGCTTGATCTTATTTATAATTTTGAGTCAGAATAATGGCTATCGTATATGACAAGAACGGCAATGCTCACAAGTGTGGTGAGGATGATGCCAAGATTCTGATTGGCTCAGGACACTTCACCGCAGAGAAAGCAAGGAAACAGAAAGCCAAGCCGGAACAGAAGGCGAAGTAAGTGGCGCTTGTAATTGAGGATGGCTCAATTGTAACCGGGGCAAACAGTTACATTTCCCGTGCCGATTATATCTCATGGGCTGCAAGCATTGGAGTTACGATTGCCAGTGACACCACGGCTGATGAGGAACTACTCAAGGCTGCTTCATTCATCGACCAGCACGAGCCTAATTTGCAAGGCACGCGAACCAATAGGGATAACCCGATGGCATTCCCTCGCTGGGGCGTGTTCGTCAATGGTTGGAACTGGAACAGCGATGAGGTTCCACGTCAGGTGATTCTGGCTCAACAGGCATATGCGCTGGATGTGCATAATAGCATTGACCTCTGGAATAAGGGCGCGAATGCTAATCTGATCGCAAGTGAAAAGGCCGTGACGGGTGCTGTATCTGTGAAGTTCGCCGTTTCAGGTTCAGACCAGAAGATGACCAACACATCCACAGGCGACGCATTGCTTGCCACACTATTGAAACGGTCAGGTCTGTTTTCAGTCGACTTGAGGCGGGCATGAGCGCGGCAAACTTCTATGCAGACATGGCTGCTACGGCTCTGTCATTGCTCACAGACTTCGGTAAGACAATAACCCTTACACGGACAACCGGAACCACATATGACCCCGTGACAGGGGCTACGGTCGCGGGTACTGATGCGAGCGTGACGACAAAGGGACTTATTAAGCCATACCCTGATTCCGTTGTGGATGGCACACGCATCATGGCCGGTGACAGGGAGCTTGTGTTGAGCAATGAGCAAACGCCCACAATGGACGACAAGCCAAACATCGACGGACAGCAATGGTCAATCATCAACATCAAAACGGTGAAACCAGATGATGCTACAAATGTCGTCTTCTTTTGTCAGGTGCGTTCAGTATGAGTTGGGGCGCTGATTTGCAACGGCTGGCAAAGAAAGGACAGCATGATGTTGGCCAGCTTGCCCGTGCGGTGAAGATTGAACTGTTTAGCAGGGTTGTTTTACAAACGCGAGTCGATACAGGCCGATTAAAGGGAAACTGGCAGATTCAAGATAACACGAAGCCTCAGGGTGAAGTTGAACGGAAAGATCACACAGAATTAGATGACATGGATGCCGCATCTGAAGCAAACATATTGAATGGATCAACCAAAGACAGCATTACTTATTTTGTGAACAACCTGCCATATGCAAAGAAATATGAGGAATTGGATGCAATGGTTGCAACCAGTGTCAGAGAAACTAGACAGATAGTAAAAGAGCAGATCAGGAAGATACGCCGATGACCCTAAAAATAGACCAGTCATTCACAAATGCGATGCTAACCGGCTCCCTTGCGCTCGATCTTGTGCATGAGAACGGCGCTTACTCCACATGGGATGGGTCTTCGTACACATCGGTTCCGGGGGTTTACTCACCGACACCTGGACGCGAGTTCGCAGAATTGAGGACGTTCCCGGCCGGCAAGTCAGCATTCACGTTATCGGATACCGATGAAGATGTGGGCTTGTTTCAGGCAATACTAAAATATCCAGCGGATGCCGGTGCGTTCGCGGTAAAGACAAAGGCTGAGGCCATATTAGCACTATTCCCCATGGGTGGAACTGTGACATATGGCGGGCAGACAACAAATATCGTTTCCACAAGACGGGACGGTGGAAGGACTGACGGCGGCTTCTATCAAGTCGTCATCAGAATTAACTACAGGGCGTTCATCGCTCGATAAAGGAGGCATATCATGCCAGTAAGTACTACAAACGGGGCAACCCTCGGAACGAGCGCAACGTTACCATCTTCATTCGATGCAACGGGATATAACGCGCTGACGTTTACCGCAATTGG